TCCGGCCAGCTCTGATTCTCAGCCAGCACCACCAACCCTGGAAAGGGATCGGTAAGCACCCGGTAAACCGTATCGGGCACCACCTGCCATTGGCCCTCGGAGTCGATGTAGTTGATCGACTCCACCGATACCAGCGGAGCGCGTGGCATCTCAAAGATGGCTTGCCAGAAGTTATAGCCAGTCCGCCAACTCTGCTGAGCAAAGCTACGGTTGGTGTATTCTTCAGCCTTCTCGATAGCAGCCTTAACCAGTTCAGCAATTTGCTGATCATCCTGATTGTGATCGACTCTCAGGTGACTTTTTGCCTGATCGAGACTTACGAACGCGCTTGGTTCGCTTGTTCGCACTTGGCTTTGGGTCAGCATCAGACGTGTCCTCCAGCGTTGCCGTTTCCACCTCGACGATCCGCTCAGCCAAACAGCTTCGAATAGCCCTCTGAGCCAGCACATCGGCCACATCCAGTTCATCCCCTACCTGGTATGTTCCACCCAGGTAGGGGCATGTCACTGATTTGACAATGCGGATCTTCATTAGGAGGAAGCGTGGAGGATGTGCTTGATAGCGTTGCCGTTGAGCATCTTACTATCAGAATTACGGAAGATCACAAACGTATCTTGATCAGTCATTCGGTTCAGCTCTTGCAAGCGATAGAACCGCATCATCGCATGATCTCGAATGATAAACTTTTCAAAAGCACCGTACAGAACCGACTTGGTGGATACGCCAACGTCCGGCATCTCTTGGACGATCACATAGGGTTTGCCAAGCAGCAAGTCTGGCTCGCTGGCACGCAGCCCAGGTTGCCATAAGTAGTCACCATCCACTGTACCCTTCAGCTTGCGGACGGCGGTCAGGGTGGACTTGTTCATCATCCATCCAATGGACGGAAGCATCTCATAAGCTGGATCAAGTGAACCCTGTAGATCGATCAGGTTGTCACCAGTCAAAGCACTTACAGCCGCATCAGCACCCTTAGTCGATCCAGTTACGATTCCCTGTGGCTGTGCAGTACCAGTTCCGGTAGCGAAGTAGGCAGCCTGGCCACGTCCCAACCGAGTACCGAGGAACTCAGCCATCAAGGAAATCATATTGAAAGCTGAATCGTCGATAAGTTCAGCACTGACAGTCACAGTTGAGGAAAACTTGTAACTGGTCAGCGTAACTGCACTGAAGGTAGGATCAGCATCGCCCGCAGTCACGTCACCACTCTCAGCCACGATCACCGCAGCATTAGAGGTATCGTCGGCCGTCGGCCATCGCATATCACCTTCACCTGTGGTCTGAATAGTGCGAGCGACTCGGCGCACTCCACCATAGGCAACCATGAACTGTTCTAGCTCATATTGGAAACCTTCGGGGATAGTGCCAGCGCCGCTAGAGGTATCGCTAATCCGCTTTTCCAGCAAGCGATCAAAGGTGCGACGATCCGGACCGCCCTTTGTCTGAAACATCTGATACCCATGCGCGTTGAACATGGGCATCGTTCGCAACTGAAGTTCTTTGTTGCGGGGATTCACGCCGACCATCCTGCAAGCATAAACCTGCTCTTCAGTCAAATCGCGGCCGCGCCCTTCATGCAACCAGGCTTGTATTGCCAGGCTATGATCGTTGAGCGTTGGCGTTGTCCGCTTTTGATAACGCAGCTCACCTAGGGTGGTGCTGCGCCCATGCTGTTCCTTTTTGTCAATCTCATCGAGCTTGGCAACACGATCAGCAACCTCCATGCTTCGTTGGATTTCTTGCTGCTCAGCTTCGTTGGCGTCGAACCGCTCGTTCGCTGCCACCCACTTCTTCTGATCTTCAGCATCCCAGGAATCTTGACGATCAGCCAAATCACGAATCTCTTTAACGAGAATCGTCTTCTCTTCATGTAGCTCTTTCAAACGAGACATCTGTAAACCCTCATATAAAGTTGATTCGTTACCACCTACGTGGATGCTCTTTATTTAGCAGACGATGTGAAAAAGGCAACGGTTGCTTGACGATGGTAAACGCATCACGCGCCTCGCTGGCATGTTCGCCAACCAGTTCCATACAACGGCAATCCCTGGTGACGAATCGAACGTCATTAGTTCCGCTGTAAGCTGGATACGTCACCGGACCAACGTCCAGCAACTGCACTTTGGTAATCTCACGCACCAGGAGATCACCGTCCCGATGTTGCTTCTCATCCTCGACGATGAAACCAAAGCTAGAACCGATCACTTCGTTGCGGCTTTGTAACTCGGCAACATCCTTATAGATGGACGTAGGAGACTCCGTAACTGTGTAATGCAATCCACGTTCGTCTTCCTTCAGTCGCAAGCTGCCAGCGCTCATCCTACCCAGGATCAACGAAGGATCGTGGTTGAAAAGAGCCACAACATCATCGCGTTGCAAAGCGTCACTGAATGCACCTGGTGCAATCCGCTCAACGTAGTTCATCCCCAGCCGATACTGGGTTTCTGGGCTTCCGTCATAGAAAACACTGGCATAGCCACTAATCATCGGAATTTCCCTTTTTTCTTAGCTTGTAAGCTGCCTGACGGCATTTCTGAGAACAGTAGATACGCTTTGCCGGTTCTGAGCCACAATGTGCGCACGTGCGTTCTGAGGCTTCCTGTACGTCCTCATCGTCTTCCGCTGGTGGCTCGATCATAGGTGGCTGGGCTTGTGGTTCAGGCTCCTCACCTACCGGCTGCATATTGTTCGAGTAGTAATATTGATCCCCTTCACCATCTGGACGCTTGTTTAGTCCTATCCAGGATCGTCCCTCGTCGGGGTTCAAGATGCCACCAGCCGTTAAAGTGGTGATTGTCTTGGCTTGTGACTCGGCATCAGCCTGTACCAATGAACGAGTATCGTGCTCAAAGTAATAGCCTGCGTTGCGATTGCTAACCAGCTTACTCTTGCACTGGGTGGTGATCGTCTGTAGCCAAGGCATCAAAGTCGATTGGAGATAGCTCTTGTTCTCTTGTTCAAGTGAGTTGTAGCTGGCATTGCTGGAGTCTCCAAGCTTATGCGGTGGCAGGTTATACCAGCGTGCCACTTCCTTGACTTGGAACTCACGCAGTTCATTCAACTGGGTATCATCCAAGTTGACGTTGAGCTGGTTGTACTTCACACCATCACGCAGCGGAATCGTCTTGCCTGCCTTTTGGGCTCCGGAGTGAATCCGCCTGAAGGCTTCAAGAACGTTATTGATTGCTTCGTGTTTCATTCCCAATGGGAACTCTAACGTCCCACCAGCATTCGCGCCGTTCTCAAAGAAGGCGTTGGTGAACTGTTCAGTGTTCATGTTCAGCGACCAGCTCTCACGAGCCAGCATCACCAGATCACATTGGTTCACTGAATCTAGATTGGCGCTAGTAACATGCAGCACACGATAATCCGGTAACGTCAATTCCTGACCACCGACAAGCGTTCGATAAACCAACTCGGCACCGGGGATCATCAGCATCGAGGAATCTGATTGATAGCTTGCCAAGCCACCGTCCACATAAACATACGGAACCGTCCGATCAGGCAACAACGGCCACAGTCCCACAGGTCTATTCGAGCTATCAAACTCGATCAGCACATAACCATGATTAAATACCAAAGCATGAGCCATAATCCTACGCCAGAACTCAAATGCCGTCATGAACGGGTTGGCTTGCTCATAGACCAGCTTGGCAGCTGGGTGAGTGGTTACCAGTTCGCCAGCTTGTTCTCCTGGATCTCGCTGGAACATATGCAATCCCAGCTTGGCAATGTCGCCACTGATCAGGTTCACCGCTTGCCAAACACTACTGATTTCTAAAGCATTGCGGTGATTGATGGTGGTCCCAGTTCTGCCGAACGTATCTATCAGATAGCGACCATCGTCGTAATAGCTGACCGCTCGCTCTTCCTCGAAAACGCCTTCAGGGCAATTTGACATCGCCAGATAAGTGCTCATTAGATTGCCTCTAAAGGATTTGACTCGTAGTAGGTTGGCATCGGTTCTGGCTGCTCCATTGACTGGGCAAGAGCCATGATGCCGGCCACGATACCGTCAATGGTTCGTTCATCGGTTACCGTTCGCTTGACTGGCCGAATGTTCTGGTTGGGATCTTCCTTGATCAGAACGTGGGAGGCTTGCCAGTTTAGAATCGGGTGATCTGGATGCAGCAAAGTCCCGTTGCTGATACGGCGCTCGTATTCCTTGCAAGCCGGGTTGTAGTTCTTCACCGACTGGGCAAACTCGAACCGCGTTATACCCAGCTCGTTTTCAATCTTCTGGGTGAATAGCTCAGCATTCCATGGATCGAAAATAACCGACTGAATCCTGTAGGTTTCGGCCAGCTCAGCAATCCCATCAAACACCCAGCTATAGTCAACCACGTTGCCTGGGGTGAGCGTTAGATAACCGTCCTTCTGCCACTGCCGGTAATCTTTATGGCGCCGTTTATCCGCCGAGTCTTCAGGCAACCAGAAGTAAGGAATCTGATAGAACCGTCCATCGTCCTCAAAGCACAGAACAGCGGATGTCATATCGCGCGTCTTAGATAGGTCAAGCCCCATATGGCACGGCCTACCTGTGAAGTCCTTGCCCTCGTATTTGCAAGCCATCCACTGATCGTAATCAAGCCAAGCCTGTTCTGGCTGTGACCATACGTTAAGCCGATACCGTTTGAATGCAGCTTCGTGGCGCTTATTACTCTTTGCTTCCTCGCAGGCACTAGCGAATTCCTTTTCCCGCAAAATAGTACCCA